GCGATGGTGGAAATGAATGCGCCAGGTTCCAGCACTTGGCCAACCAGCTCTGGGCAAGTGTAGGTTTCATCTGGTGCGACGCTGCGCGTGTCAACGATCAGATTTGAAACGCCAGCCGTGCCACCACTGGTCACCAAGTTGACGCTAATCGTCACGTTGGTCGTGTTGGTGTTGGTGATCGTAAATTTGTCGATGATGGTCTTGCAGTTCACAGCGGTGTATTGCGTGGTCTGCGATGCCTCAGCCTGCTTTGATGGGATTAGGGTTTTTACTAGAACGCTCATGGTTTCTCCTTATGTTGCTTGCGCACCGCTGGCGATGATGGTCAGACCAGCGGATGCTGCCTGAACTTGAATTGTGTCGCCTGCGTTCAGCACCTCGATGCCGTTGTACTGCAGTGTGTTGTTTGCCGGGACTGCAACGTCGTACAGAAACGCATTGCCAGTGCCTGCCGATCCTGCCGATGGCACCAAGAACACGCGCACGTTGATTGCTGCAGCTGTGGTGTTGGCGATGCTGAACTCTTTAAGCAGAGCGCGAGTGCTGGCTGGGACTGTGTAGAGCGTTGTCACGCCGGTGGTGATGGCCGCTTGGCCAAACTTGGTTGGTGTGATTACATCGAAAGCCATGTGAGCACCTGATTTGATTGAACAGAAGCCGGAAGGCTTGATGTTGGCACGGGGCCATTCTCCCAGCGCTGTTGGACGCCATCGTAAACCAGCACATCACCATTGGCAGGTGTTGGCGCATAAACGTCGGATAGTTGGCTTACTGAAGGAATGGCTGAAACTCTGACAAAGACAGATCCAGAGCCTCCAGACCCAGCATTGACAACTGAAGCAACCACCACGTGTGGTGTAGGAGCTTGTGGCAAGTTCTTGGTCAGTCCACCTGTAAACGATGGGTTGTAGTACAAGATGTCACCATCTGCCCAGGTCTCGCCATAAGGAGCGCCAGTCGTGTTGAATCCACGCACAAGACCAAAGCTTGAAACCAAACCAAAGGCATTGTTTGCCATGTCTTCAGCGGCCACTCCCATGATGAGCTGGCCATTTGTAATTCCTGTGGATGGCTTTCCCTTCAATACACCAGACGACCCAACAGCTCCGTCAAACATGACAAGTTGGCCTTTTGTTATGGCTGCCGATGCCTTGATGTAGTAGTACTGCGATTCTCCGATGGCCTGGTTGACGTTGGGAGTCATTTCCAGATTAAGGGTGTAGCCTCCATTCCAGTGCATCCTGCCGACTTTGATTGCTGGCGCTGGTGTCGTGGTGTTGAAATCGATGTAATCCGTCACCACAGAGTTGTTGTTCTGGATCACCGGGGCCGTGGACAGCATCTCCAGGGCGTTTGCAATTCGACCAAGCGTGTCCAGCGCCTGCACTGCCTTCTGGTCGGCTGCGCCGCTGTTGATGGCAGCGTCTTGCGCCAACCTGACAATTTGAGCCAGTGCCTCGGTGGCCGCTGCTTCTGCATTTCCAGCCTGAATGCTGATTCCAACGGTGTCGGTGGCCGGTGAAATCTCATCAGCGATCTGAAACAGTTGCTCGAACTGCTTTATCTGCTCGTGGTTCTTGAGGAACGTGGCGAGCTGATCGCGGGTGAGGTTGAGCTTTTGCGTTGCCATGGTCAGTAGGCCAGCGGCTCAAGTTGCGCCTCAAGACGGGCAAAGGACAGATGTGCCTGGCTGTCGCCACGGAAGCGCTGGATGCGCCAGTTGCGCATGTGACCCTGCTGAAACCATGCCAGGCGCTTTGTGGTGTTGCCTGTCGTGCCGACGCGCAGCGGACGGTCTTGGCTCCAGGCCATGCCGTCCACCGAGTAGCTGGTCGTGATGATCGGGTCAATGCCCAAGGCAACGCGGCCGGTGAGGCTGACAAGCTCGAGCTTGTTGAAGATCGCGCCGTTGCCTTCGTTGTAGACAATGATGGTGCCGAACTCCCAACGGACGATCTGCCCCCAATGCGTGCCGATGTTGTCCACCAGGTAGCCAATGTTGCTGGACTGCGGGTCACCCACCAGCCACTTGTCGTAGGCCCATACCAGGTTTCGCGCACGGTACTGGCTGAATCCGACGGTCGAGGTGGTCAGGATGAACCAGACCTGCGTCTGCATTTCCTGCGACGCTGATGCGTCATAGACCAGAGTCTTGTCTGGCAGGTGCACATACAGGTGCTCGTGGCGTGCCTCCAGCTTCACCGTGGCCAGTTGCGACTCGGTGTAGCCAAGAAGCAGCTCGTCGATCTCCTGAGTGCTTATTTTTTGAGCAGTTGCGTTTGCGCCAAGGTAGATGCCTGGGGCTTCGTTGCGGCCACTGCCCAAGAAGGCGACTGTTTCCAGATAGACGCAGCAGCCAAAGGTGCCGATCACGCCCTTCTGAATCTGAGCGCCATCAACACGCTGGAACGGGAAGAAGTCACCGCCGACGTTGTCGAACACCTCGATGGTATTGCGGTTCAGGGCATAGACCTCGTTACGCAGCTTGAGCAGCGCCACTACGGGGTCTGGGTCTACTTCAGACGAGCCGTATTTCAGAGGGTTGACCTGGGTCGGATCGGTCAGATCGGTCACGATCAGGCTGGTGCCGTCGGTGGTCATGAAGTAGCCATCCACCCAGACCACATCCAGAACAATGCCAAGGTCGGGGTCGGTCACTTGCGTGAGTGCGCCATTCCAGTAGTACAGGCGGCCACCGGACGCAATGGCCAAACGGTCGAAGCTGTAGTCCATGGTCACCAGCGTGTTGACGGGGCCGCCAACGTCACCCAGCACGGTCACAGCGCCATTGCTGGCCACGGTAACGAGCTTGGTGCCCATGACGCGGTAACAAACGCCGTTCCAGTTGATGCCGCCACGGTCAATGCCTGGGCCTGTGCCGTTGGCCACAATGCCATCACCAGGGCGCAGATACCCGGCGCTGATGCCGGACTGCTTTGGCACGGGCATCATGTTCACCGGGTAGCTCGTGCGCAGGTCAGGGCCGTTGTCGGTGTAGATGCCGTTGAGGATTTGAATTTGCATTCAGGTCACCACTTTATTCTGTTTTTGCCAATAGCCACGAGGCAGACGGTTTGCGTTTTGCTGTGACATAGTGGCCCAGCGCACATTTCCTGGCTCATAGTGGCCTAAGGGGTCAATGCGGTCAAGCGTCAATCCTTCTGGACGAATGCCAATGCAGTCGATCAACTGCTGCAAGGATTCAAAACGGAACTGAACATTTGCATAGCAGGGATGATGCTTTTCGCCATCTTTGCATCTACGCTTGGCCTTGTTATAGCTGGCACTTGTCCTCGCCAAGACTGGATCATTTTTCACGCCAGTTCCTTTGCGGGGATGGTCACGGCCATCGAACCGCAGCCGGTTATGGCACGGTTTGCAGATCAGGGGTTTACCCTGATTCAGCACTCTGGCGATGACATCTGACCTAACCATCCGTTTTTCTCCACAGTTTGGACACTGCACTTCATGTTTGAGGTTTCCATTTGGCATACGTTGCTCCTTTGAGGCATTGTATTACCATTTGGGATTGTTTACCACTTAACGCGGTCACTCCAATACGCAGCGCTCATTTTGCCTTTGGAGATGTTCTCCGCGTGCCTGGCTTTGAAAGATTCGCGCCGGGTTTTGTCGGCCTTGCTTTCGCCTTCACGCTTTGGAGACCCAGACACGCCTTGTTGGCCAAAGCGGATCGTCTTGATCTGATCACCATCCTTGGCCACAACGACGTGGCTTTTGGTCGGGTGTGAGGGCGTGCGCTTGGGCTTGTTGAAGCCTTCAACGCCAACGCGCTCCAGTCGTGGGTCTTTCTTGGTGGCCATGGTTATGCGATGCGATACCAGCTGTTGGTGGCCTGCACGAAGCGCATGCGGAAGAAGTCCTCGGAAGCCAGGGTGGTCGGGTCGCCATAGGCAGCGCTTGCACCGTTCAGGGCCAACGTGAAGGCCGTGATCTGCTGCGTGGTGGTGATGAGCACTTCGGTTCCGTCAGGCGTCTGGGTGTTCAGCGGAAGCGTCACGGTGCCAGCGGCCAATGTGCCAGCAGGCTGGATCAGCATCCACTGCTGCTGCGCCACGGGCGTCGGCACGGCCACGTTGAAGCCGGTGCCTGGCGTGAAAATGCTTGTGGCCAGCGTTGGGCTGGCAAAGTTCTGCTGGAAGAATGTAAGCAGCGCACCGATGGGCAAACGACGAGCGTCGCCGTTGTTCGGGGTGTAAACGGGGATCTGGTCACCTGGTGAGGCAACAGCGAGGAGCGGCAGTTGGTTGATGTAAGCCATGGTGAATCCTTAGTTGAACTGGAGTGGGCCGTCTGGGCCAGCGTCGACAGGATCGACAGGCGGACGGATGAACGGGTTGTCGTAGACGCGCCATGGCTTGTTGCCAGCGCCAGCAGGCATGGTGGCCGGGAGCTGTTGCTCGGGCGGCATGGTGGCACGTTGCAGAAGGGTGTTGTAGCTGTCCTTGGCCACCGCCTTTGTCTCAGGCATCACCACCTTGCCGTAGCCTGGGGCAAGCCGAACAGCACCATTGGTGATGATGGCTTCATTGGCCCAGTCTGGCACCAGTGTCGGCTCGTCCAGGTCGCTGTCTTGTGGGCTGTTTGGCAGTGGGTAGCCAAGACGGATGCCCTTGCCGTTCCAGTCGGCCATCATGGCATCGATGCGACGCATGGCGGACTGGAGTTGTTCTGGCTGCAGGTCAAAGACATAGGACGCAAGGCCGATCTCTTCAAATGCCGCCGCGACGAATTGGCGCTTGCTGTAACCCATGTCAGGCCTCCTGCTTGTTGAGTGCTTCGGTGATCATGGCCAGCAACTTTTCATCGCTGGTGCGCTTTGTGAATGTCAAGCCGAGTTCTTTGGCCTTCTCGACCAGTTCGATGCGGGTCGGCGCTTCGCTGTCGTCAGGCACTGAGCTTTCCACGACTTCGGGCGCTTGAGGTGCGGCTGCAGCTGCGGCTGCTTGCTCGCGCAACAGACGGTGATTGATGCCGTCCAGTGGGCGCGATGGCTTGCGAACCTTCACGGGCTTTTTGTTCTTGCGGTACTTGGGCATGAGGATGTTGTCTTGCATCACTTGGCCTTCCTCTTTGGTGCTTTGCTTGGCTTACCTGCTGCCTTGGCTGCTTTCTCAGCTGTGCTGAGTGCAATGGCCACGGCCTGCTTCATTGGCTTGCCAGCTTTCTTTTCCATCTTGATGTTCTTGCCGATGGATTTACTCGAGTAACCTTTTGTCAGTGGCATGTGGGCCTCCTATGCAGAAAGGGGGGCCGAAACCCCCCATTCTGTTTTTGCTACTTATTGATTAAAAAGCAAAATTCCCGACATTTCCGGGTTCTTGTTCACCACACCGAACAGCGTGTCCATACGGTACTTGATGGTCATGCTGTCAATGTCGTAGAACTTCTGCAAGACCAGCTCGATGCCCTGGTCGGTGGTGGCACGCATCACTGCGACGCCAGCATCGGCAGGAACTGCGTAGCGGCCAGGCAAAATTTCCAGCGAATCACGCTGCCAGAACACGTTGACCGAAGCGGCATTCACGTTCAGGAAGGTGATGGCGGCAGTGTTGGACGGTGCGGACACTTCCACGTTCTTGTACTGCAGCTGGGCGTCGGTGGCAACGCTCTGTGCGCCAATGATCGGGGGAGTGATCACCATGGTGGTGCTGTTGGTCACACTCACGACACGGAAGGTCTTGAGTTGGCCAGTGCTTTGCTTGGTGATGTGGTGCACAGCGAACACGCCAGCGATTGTGAAGGCATCGCCTGCGGCCACGTTGGTGGTAGAGGAGACGGTCACGGTCTGGAAGCGGTTGTCCACGTTGATCTGGCCACCGACAGAAGTCGATGTGGCCTGAGGCGTGTAGTTCGCTTGTGTGCCTGCACCACTGGTGTCGATGGTGATCGACGCGCCACCAGCAGCAGCAGCTTGGCGGTTGGCGTAGTCCATCTTGTAGGTGTCGAAGCCAGCCACCATGCCGACGTAGGAGCGCTCATAAGCCTTGTCAGACTTCTGATTGCCGAACGAACGGGCGGTGCCAACCAGGTTACCAGCCAAGCCGTTGTAATCGCGGCTTGACAGGGCCATGAAGCGGTCGTAGTCAGGCACGCCTTGCTCGTTCATGATGGCGTCGCACAGAGCCACGTCGTCATAGTCACCAGCAGCAGCTGCGATTGGCACAACCAAAGAACCCAAGCCAGCGGCTGCGTTCATGATGGCGATGTTGATGTCGCTGGCCAGTTTTTGCTTGGCGGAGTCGCCCAGGCGGCCTTCTTGCAAAGCGTCGCGCAGTTCGAGGGAGGTCATTTCCCAAGGCACGGTCTTGCTGAAGCCCAAAGTCGCAGGGACGGCCAACTGAGTCATGCCCTGGTAGCCGGGGATTGGCGTGCCAGGAGTACTGTTGATCGACTGAGCGATGTAGGGCTGTGGACGCCAGATGGTGTTGTTGGCGCGTTCCATCATTGTCTGGTCGGTGTTGTAGACCGAGACGTTGCGGGACAGCACGAGAGCGTCTTGGAAGCCTTCGAGGAGGTCTTCAAACGCGACGCGTTCTTCTTTCGAGAAACTATTGGACATGATTTTTCCTTAAAAAATGGTCATTTTGAAGCTGCACGCTTCTGCGCCTTGTACTGGATGACCTTGGTCATGTTGCCAGTACGGGCGGCTTCTTCGCGCAGCCGTTCGAGGGTTGAGTCCACCGCGCCAGACACTCGACCAGTTGAGCTGATCATGCGTTCGGGTGCAGGGGCTGCCTTCCGGTTCGTAACTTTCAATTCCTTCTCCAGTTTCGCTACCGCAAAGGCAAACTTTACGGGGTCTTCAATTTTGGCCAGCTCTGCTGCCTTCTTTGGGTTCTTGCCGAGTGCGTAAATCACCAGAGCAGGATTGTCTGCACCTTGCAGCACGACGCCTTGTTGCGTGATGTTGAAGAGTTCCTGGGCGACTGCCTCGGCATCCTCAAAATCTCGCACCTTCAGCTCAGCTTTCGCCTTGCCGTAGCCTTCGAGCTTTTCCTGCCAGGCTTGTTTTTGCGCTTGCTCGGCCTGCTGCAGCTTTTGGGCTTCAGTGTCGGCTTGGCGTTTGCGCTCGAACCAGTCTGCCAGGGCAGATTCAAACTTGTCAGCGTCATAGTCGAAATCTTCCAGCTTTGGCTTTGCCCCAAGTGCGACCGGCTTTTTCTCAGTCGTCTGGGTCAGCTTCGCTTCGAGTTCTCGAATGCGCTTTTCCTTCTCGCGGTTTGCTTTACGCAGCTCTTTCACCCAACCAGGTGCGTGAGCTTGCTCATCGGGAGGTGGCGCGTCCTCACCAATGGAGACGATCACTTCGTTGTCGTCGCCTTCTTGATCGTCGCCGGATTGCTGGTCGTTCTGGTCGGTGCCGGAATTTTGCTCGTCACCCACGTTCTCAGAATCGTCCTGGCTTTCCTGATCGTCGACCACCAAGGTGTCGTCGTCGAGGTTTTCATCTCCTGTTGCTGCCTTTTTGTTCATTCAAATACCCCATTTAACTCATCCACTTCAAACGGCTGGATGGATACCGTGTACCCACATTCTCCACCATATCGATGTCATCTGACAACAGGCTGCACTTGTTCTCCAACTGCGGCTTGTTCCAGTGCATCGATTGTGGTCAATGCGATGTTCTGATCTATCTCGCTGGCCTTGGCGATGGTCTCTGCCGTCTGAGCGCGTTTGAGTTCTGCGCTTGCGATGGTCTCCACCGTGTCGGCACGTGCCTTGGCAGCCTTGGCCACGGCCTCTTCGGCTGCGGCTTGCAGGAAGATGGCGTTCGGGTCTTGCTGCTGGCCAGCGGCTTGCATCTCGGCCATGAGCGCTTCGGCTTCTGCGTCGGTCGGCTTGACAACACCCATGCGAATCAGGCGCTTGCGGAAGTAATCCTGCACGTCTCCAACGCCCTCGCCTTCCATGTTCATCATGGCCATAGCACCGAGCACTTGCAGGGTCTCTGGGTCTTGGGTGATCTGCATCATGCCTGTCAGAGCGCGAACGGTGGCCGCACGCTTGGAGCTGGAGGACGGGCCGACGTCCACATCCACGTCGAACTTGGCCGTTCCCAGGTCGTTAGCCATGATGACCTCGCCTGTCTCCTGGTCGACGGTCGGCTGCATCAGGGTCACCGAGTCGGTATCGCCGTTGGCGGTGATCACCTTCATCTGTCGGCCTTCCTCGACATAAACCTCCTTGGCCATGCTCAGCCAGATTTCGCCGCAGCGCTTCATGGCCTTTGCAAAATTGCTCATGTAGATGAACGTCTGCATGTCCAGGCGCTGCTGGATCATCTCCACGGCCTTGCCTGACACGTTGCTGACGACCTTCTCGCCTGCCTGCGGGTTGCCCAGAATGTCCTGCATGTCCTGCTCGGTCACCTGCAGAAGGGCTGCCATGGCCGGTGGGATTGCCGGGCTGCGGGTGTAGGCCACTGGGCCGCTGATTGCCTGGCTGCCGTCTGCGTTGGTGATCGGGTTGATCAGCAGGTAAGGGTAATCCTTGAGGTTGTCCTCGGCCCACATGAGTTGGTGGCCAGCGATCTGTTCGGGTGTGAGGATGGGCTTCTCGACGCTGGACAGGGCGCTGATCTCGCCCAACTTCGACAGCTGCATGTTCTTGAGGCGCTGCGCATCCTTGGCCAGACGAACGTGGCCCATGCAACGCTCGACGTTGTCCACAAACCAGCGCTTGCCGTACACCGGCACGATGGGGATGCACTTGCCTGCGATGTAGCCGCAGTCTTCCAGCACCTTGCCGCCGGACATGATGTACTTGTGAATCCTGCGGGACTTGATCTTGCGCTGGCGCACCTCGACGCTGCCGATGGCGGCCAGGGTTTCTTCCAGGTTGGGGTCGTCGTTGAAGTCGCTGGACTTGTAACGCTCCTCGGAACCGTCGATGGTGCGGAAGATGCGGATGGTCTCGGTGACGTCCTCGACCTTGTAGTATTCCGCGATGTAGACCACATCGGGCGTTGCCCAGTCGAATTCGTACTGGTGGATGATCTTGGGCCAGTCGGTCGGGTCGTCGTTCCACTCTTCCTTGTAGGACTCATAGGTCATCGAGTAGATGACGTAGCAGAAACGGGCGTCGGCCTTGTCCTGGCGCTTGGCGTTCAGGTCAAAGAAAACTGAGCTGTCGGCATCAAAGATCGGCTCGATCTGGATGCGCTGGCGCTCGTTTTCCTCGTCCTCGTCGTCCTCGTAGGTGGTGCGCAATCTCCAGGCACCAAAGCCACCGCCGACGGCCTCTTCAAAGGCGTTGTCGTAGGCCTCGTTGGCCACGCTGTCGTGCTCGTCGGCACGGTACAGGCCGTCGCAGGTGTCGGCCAGCTTGTCGTTCTCTGCACCGTCCTTTGACACAAAGTCCACGGTGATGCGGTTGTTTCGGTATTCCGAGATGATGCGCATGACCGCCAGAGCGATCTTGTTCACCTCGAACTTGGGCTTGTTCTCGTAGATGTCCCAGAGAGGGCCTTCCCATTGGGCACCGGCCAGCGAGTAGAAGCGCCGGTCTTGTAAGCACTGAAGGCGCTCGTCACGCAGCGCCGTTTGGACGTTGTCAAACTGTGAGAGCGCTTCGGCGTGAAGATTCGCCAGTCGCTGCTCTTTGGAAATGCGTGCCATATTTTTGCCCTCGTTTCAAGTATTTTCTCACCATTTCGACACAGAGGGCAATGGTTTGACCATCGCCGCCTTGTTTGCCGGTAAGCGCTGCACCAGGTTGATCGCGTCAAACATCGGGTCAAGCTGGTCGTCGTGAGCGCCGGACGGGAAGGCTGCGACCTCGGCCAGGAAGTCCGAAAGCCAGGGTGCGTCCTGCGGCAGCAGCACGTTGCCGGTCTCGATGAACGGTGCCGCATCGTAGCCTCGGCTGATCTTGTCCTTGTTGCGCTGCACGGCAATGACCGGCAGGCCTTCCCTGCGCAGGGTCTGAATCAGGCCAGTGCCTGAAACCTTATCCTCGACGTACATGCCGCGCATGGTGGCCGCGTTGGCCAGAGGCCTCGGGTCGTTCAGGTGCTTGAGCCAAAAGGCACGGGCCTGCACCAGAAGCTCGGGCGCTTCCCACTTGCCGCGCACCTGGTCGAGCTTGACGGCCTTGCCAATGGATGAGCGTGCCCAACATTGCAGCACCGACCAGTCGTTGTGGTCGGCGGTCTTTTGGGCCGTGTCCACGGTGATGAAGCGGAACTCCAGCTGCGGTACGTGCGACCAGTAGCCGAACCAGTCGGTGTTGATGACGCCGCCGCCTCGGGGGGCTGGCCGTTGCTGGAGCTGTCCGGCCGTGCCGTAGGTGCCCAGGGTCTTTTCCAGTTCGGCCACCTGCGTCTCACCAAAGCGCTCGGGGAACATCAGCTCGCCTTCCACGGTGCGCGGGTCACTCCAGCCGATGCTGGTGGTGCACCGGAACTCAGGCTCGAAGCGCATCGGGATGCACAGGTGCGTGTATGGCAGGCCCATTTCCTTGATGACGCCTGAGATGTCCTTCTCGTTCAGGCGTTGCATGATCACAACAATGGCCGACTTGTCGGAGTTGACGCGGGTCGGCAGGGTCTCAGTGAAGGCAATGCGTGCGGCCTCCAACTTGGCCGCGCTGTTGGCGTTGTCGGCACTGATCGGGTCGTCCAGAATAACCCGGTCGCCTCGCACGCCGGTCATGCTGGTGAAAGCTCGGGCCTGTCGGATGCCCTTACGGGTATTCCCGAACTCGCGCTTTCCGTCCAGGTCGGCCAGCAGGTCAAGCGGCCAGAGCTTCTGAAACCACTCGGACTTGATCAGGTCGCGGCAGCGTCGGCTGTCTCGGATAGCCAGCTGCTCCTCGTGGGCCGTGCCCACAAAGCGCATCTCAGGCATACCGCATGGCCCCCACTCCCAGGCTGGCCAGATCACGCCGGTCAGCAGGGACTTCATGGAGCCGGGCGGAACGTTCATAAGCAGACGGGTGATCTCGCCCCTGGTCACGGCTTCCAGGTGCAGGCAGATGGCGTCCAGCGCCCATCCCCACTTCAGTTCGGTGGCGGGTTCAAGCACGCGCCAGGCACGTTTAGCAAACTCGGCCAGGCTGCGCTTGCAGAGTTCTCGCTCAATGGCCAGCAGGTCAGCTTGCGTCAGTTGCATCTTTTGCGGCCATGATCTGCGCCAGCACATCGGTGCCAAGTTGGGAAACGTCCAGGGTGGCCACGGCAATCGGTGCACCGTTGGCTCCGGTGTGCTCCAGCTGCCTGGGCGGCTCTTTCCAGCCCATCTGGCACTTCGACCACCAAATCTGCGCGGTCGTGTCGCCTGCCATGGCCTTTTGGAAGATGCCCTTGCCGATCTGGGCGTTGGCCTTGGCCTTGCCGTTCACCAGCTCGGTGGCGAACTTGTCGCGCAGCGTGTCGATGCAGATGCCTTCCCGAATCAGGGCCGCGATCTGCTCAAAAGGCACGCCATAACCCGACATTGCCTCCACTTGCTTGCGCTCGGCATCGGTCGGTTCAAAGGGTTTGCGGCCAGCGCCAGGACGTGCGCCGCCGTTCTTTTTTGGTTGAACTGCCTCTTTTTTAGGCAGTCGGGTGGATTTTTCAGGTGTTTTTGCCATTTGTAACCTCCGCGAAAGGTTCGCCAGTTTCTGCGTGAATTGCTATTTTGCCTGTGAAATCCTGCCAACGCTTCACGATCACATCGCAATACTTCGGATCGAGCTCCATGATGCGTGCAACGCGGCCATTCTTCTCGGCTGCGATCAGGGTGGTGCCGGAGCCTCCAAAGCTGTCCAGGACTTGGTCGCCACCCTTGGTGTTGTTCAGGAGCTGGTATTCAAACAGGGCCACCGGCTTCATGGTCGGGTGCTCACCGTTGCGGGATGGCTTCTCGAACTCCAGGATGGTGGTCTGCTTGCGGTCGGCTGCCCAGAGGTGCCCTGCTCCTTCCTTCCAGCCATACAAACAAGGCTCGTGCTTCCAGTGGTAGTCCTGGCGGCCCATGACCATGCTGGACTTCTTCCAGATCAAGCACTGGCGGACTTTCCAGCCTGCGTCCTGGGCAGCGCCTCGGAAGTTGTAGCCCTCGGAGTCTGCGTGCCAGATGTAGAACACAGCGCCAGGCTTCATGACCGTGTCGGCTGCGGTGTAAGCATCGCGCAAGAACTGGCGGAACTGGTCGTCGCCCATCTCGTCGTTCTTGATCTTGAGTGCGTCCTTGGTCTTTCCCTCATAGGCCACGTTGTACGGTGGATCGGTCAGCCACATGTCGACCAGTTGGCCTTCGGTGAGCTTTTCCAGATCGGTGACGCTGGTGCTGTCGCCACATAGGAGGCGGTGCTTACCCATCACCCAAATGTCACCGGGCCGGGTGCGCGGGTTCTCGGGCAACGGTGGGGCATCGTCGGGGTCGGTCATGCCTTCGGTTCCGACGGGTGCCAGCAGATCGTTGATCTCGTCCAGGTCAAAGCCTGTCAGCTCGAGATCAAACCCAAGCTCCTGCAGGTCGGCAAACTCAACCTTCAGCATTTCCATGTCCCAGCCGGAGTTCAGCGCCAGCCGGTTGTCGTCAATCACATAAGCGCG